TACTCTTAAAGAGAGTAGCTTTTTGAAAGAGGCATTGACATTAGCAGAGAAAAGAGCCTTTTTGGCTAGGGCAGTTAGGTGTGATGTAAGTAATCCTGATGCTGACCTGATACAGGAAGTGAGTGAGACATCAGGAGAGCATGGAGTTAGCAGGAGAGTAAAGGTAGTGGACAGGTTGCGAGCCTTGGAACTGGATAGCAAAATCGCAGGAGACTTCTATTCTGATCGTGAGCCTCAAGCTAACAACCCTTTCACGCTCATCATAGCAATGGGTAGAGACTCTGAACAGTTTAGGATGGGAAACGGAAACACAATCCCAGCAGGTTCCCTGATCCGATCGGATATAACAGATTCTCTACCTGACAAACCAGTTATTGATGCTGAAATCATCCCTTCCTGATGGGGTCAGCTAACAATCCTTTTTTTAAGGGGTCCCTTACCGCATGGTGCCCCTCCCACCCACCCCAACTGGCCTCGGTGAGTTAGTATACATGACCCAATGAAAAAAAATCAGTATTTGGGAAGTTCCTCTTATTTTAGATTCTTGTAGAAAGAATATCTAATAAAGTGCTTTACAGGTTGATGGTTGTGGAGATAGTTTGCTGGCATGAATGAAGGCGAACTATTAATTACTTTGTTGAATGCGGCTACGATTGGTCATGTGTTGCATTTGAGGAGTAGGAGCTATTCGGAGCATAAGGCATTGGATGGGTTTTATAGTGGGATGCCGGGGCTTGTGGATGGCGTAGTGGAAGCGTGGCAGGGAAGGAATGGAGAATTGGTGAAGTTCCCTAATCAGATGGTGGAGTTGAGCGAGCATACTGATGCGCTTGTGTATTTGAATTTCTTGAAGGTGATGTTGGATGAGGAGAGGTATGTGTTGGGGGATGATAGTGAGATTCAGAATATGGTGGATGAGATTGCCGCCTTGATTGATTCCACGCTTTACAAGTTGACCTTCCTAAAATAAAAATTTGATATGTCCTGTTGTTCTGCTGTTCCTATTAGCACGATTCCTCCTGTTGGTCAGGGGGTAGGGCCGTTGGTGTATGCGAATGGGAATCAGATGGCGAGGTTGAATCCTCCTCTGAATCCTAGCTTTGTTGTTTATGATGGGAGCGTGACTAGGTGGGGGGATGGGAGTGTTAATGCTCCTGTGTTGTTGCCCAACCTTCAGCAAGTACCCAATTCTAGTGTTGGATATTTTGTTGGCATTAATGCTGGGGGGCAACTGGTTGAGACAACGCTTCCTACTGTTGCAACAAGTGGTTCTTATAATGATTTAACCAACAAGCCTAATCTTAACTCTGGAAAGGTAATTTACGTTGATGCTGTGGTTGGAACGGATTCAAGGGGGACAAATAGCAATTATAGCTTTTCTGTTCCATTTGCTACTATTGATGCCGCTGTTGCCGCTTCAGCTATTGGTGACTTGGTTTATGTAAAGGCTGGATCTTATACGATTGTTTCACAAATTAGCCTTAATGGAAAAGGTGATCTGTTTTTTGAACAAGATGCCAATGTAACTGTGGCGGCAAATGTGATTGCGTTTAGCCTTACTGCCGATCAACCAAAGATTGTTGGAGGATACGGAACATTTACTTGTTCTGGTACTGGTGGTCTATGGACGCAAAGTGGTGGAACATTTACCGTTCAATTGGTTTCCATTGAGTTTTTAGCAATTACAAACGCTTCTGGTGCAGGAACAATCTTTGCCTCTTCTACAGGCTCTTTGGTAATTAACAGCACAGGAATTATAAATGCTCCTTTTTCTACTATAGTGAGCGAAACTGGAACTATTGGTAATGTTTTCTACCAAGTCTTATTTACTGCTTGTGGAAGATTGCTCGACATGACCCAATCCAATTCGTTCATGCAATTCACCGCATTGTGCTGGAGTGCCCAAGTTTTTGGTACAGAAGGCGTGAGTATTGTTGGTGGGACAACATCATTGCGGTTTGAAAATCTAGTTGGTGGAACCCCTGCTACAAAACTTGTTGTCTTCAAGTTTGCAAATGGAGATACAACAAACAACGGCCATGTTTTTAGAGGGGGTAGGCTAATTGCAAATAGTGCCAATCCATGCATCACGTTTAACTCCACAACAGCAACCAACAAGCTTGTGCGTTTGATGGGAGATGTTCAGCTTACTACTAGCGGAGCAAACTGCATTGTTTCTGCTGACCCAAGACAAGTTGTTGTATCTAGTGCAAATGCAAATGTTGTTGCAGATGCCAATACTAGCATTGTTGGTGGAACACTACTTGTTAGCCCATTCTTTGCTTTTTAATGGTTCACGAATTTAAGAACCCAATGCCTGTGGTAACTCCAATGGGCGACGGGTATGCCATCTACGTTCAGATGGGTGGGATGTTTGAGAATGATTTATGGACGGTTTGCTTGAGCAAGGATGGGTCTATAAAGCACTTTGATTCTAGCCAGATTAGAATGTGGCAGAACGCTACCTTTGGCATTAAGAAGGGCGATTGATGTTAAAAAGAGTGATGCGTTTTATTAACACACATTCTGTTTCAGATTTACTGGCTTAACTGGAAAGCCGTTGCAAAAAGTGCAACAGTTCGCCTGTTAAGTCGATAAAACGGCATATTTCGTACATATGTCGCCAAATATGTCGATCATACCCTACAATTTAGACATATGGATTTGATTATACCCGAAACGCCACATTTTCTGACATATGGCACATTTATGAGCAATTTGTTCCATATCGGGTATAATGCGGTGAACAATCGGGTTTTTATTCGATGCGCTCTAGACCATTTGAATTATAGCAATCTTACAAATATTATAAAAAACTTATAAACCACCAAAGGTCGCTATAAGTTCCCTTCATGAATAATATTGATTGTGTGCTACTTCTTGGCAATAAACGACTTATACTTATCTAGAATAGTTACTCTAGCCGTTCTCTAGCCGTTCTTACAACCAATTTCGTGACGCTACGAAAAAGGTCGGGGGAGGATCAGGTCGCTAGATTTTATCAACAGCCAGATCGGCTACGCATGACGCTATAGTTGATAGAATCCCCCTCATTGCCTCCCCCGACTATAATGCCCCTTGGAGTCCTTGCGGCGTGTCCGTGAGGCAGGGGTTCACCGAAGATTCCCCCGAAAATTGGCACAGCCCCTCCGAATCGAACGGAGCCAGCAAGATTTGGAGTCTCGCTCGCCTACCTTGGAACATTGGACTGCAATTGAGTTATCAAGGATTCCTTGACAACTGGCAAGGAAAAAGCTCCAGCAGTAGGATTCGAACCTACAACCATTCGATTAACAGTCGAATGCTCTACCATTGAGCTATGCTGGATTGGCTACCCCTCATGGATTTGAACCATGACTAGGGGAGTCAAAGTCCCCTGTGCTACCGTTACACCAAAGGGTATTAAATTATTTGCGTGGTCTTCCTCGCCCCTTGGGAACATTTACTCGTTCCTTCCATGTTACCGCCCCATAAATTGTTTTTACAGCAATATTTTCATCCATATTTAAAACGTATGCTTTCATTCTAAATCTATTCTCTGGTTCAAGCTGACCAACAATGCTTCCGTATTCTTGACCAAGACTAGCCAACCGCTTTGCTTCAAAAAGTAAATCTTCTTGTGTTTTCATTTACAAACTAAAAAAACTATTGACAAAAATAAAAATTTCCATAGAAGGTGGGTTGTATGAAAGACATACTAAACAAACTAAATCCACTTGAGAAATCTTGCGACGAGTGCGGAGGTACTGGTCGTGATTTTTATGATGAGGGTCAAGGGGTTCCTTGTTGGAAGTGTCAAGGTAGTGGTCATATTGCTACTGATGACGGCAAGGCTATACTCCAACTGATCGCACATCACCAGTCAAGTCTTCTTCAATTTGCTTAACCGCCGCTAAAAGGTGGCGCATTAAGTAGCCGACGAAATACGCAAGTGCTTCGTCATCCCCCTTCTTTTCCCTTACGCCTTTGTCCACTAGGATGTGGTTGGCAATGTGGACGCATTCATGGGCAAGGTTGGATATTTTCTCCACGCTCATTTCCCATTCTTTTAGAAAGATTATCCTAGCATCTCCACAATAGGAAACAGCATCAGCATCTTCCAGTTCATTGAATGTTTCTGGTTCACGATTTGGGAACTTTTCCCTGTACCATTTTTCAGCCTTTTCTTTATCTACGGGCCAAACAATCAGGCAATGATCATTCCAAAAGTCTATATCCAGATAGAACTCGTTAGGATTCATTGATAAAGTAATAAGGGATGGACAACATTTTCCCATCTTTAAAAACTTTAAATTCTTTTACTTGGCATTCTCCAGCCAATACTTTTTGTCTTAATCGCAATCGTTGTTGAGAAGGGCCAAGTCCTGTAAATTGTTGTATTTGCTCACGGCTTCTCCAGCCTTCGGGAATGGCATCTTCTATCTGAAAGAACTTTTTCCATTTAAGGGCTTCATTGGCTGAAGATAGAAGGTCAGCTTCGGATGGGTTTAGTTTCTGACGGCTCATAGGTTATTAGTTTGGTTGCTGGAAGTTCACCATTCTGACATCCACGCCAATCTAGGATGCCAATACCGGGGCGACAAATAGAATCTCCTACTACTTTGTGACCATATTTTGTGAGCAATTGCCAAGCAGGAGTTGCCATGAAAATACCTGATCCATCATTGAAAATACCGCCCGTGTGCCTATGGCCTCGTAAATATACTTTTGGAACCCTATGACCAACACGGGAGTAATTCTGTCGAGCATTGCCCATCGTTATAGACATTGCCCCTGCTTCAAGGTATGCCCTAGAACTGGTCGGCATATGGTGGGCAATATCAATCAAGGTTCCGTTAATTTCAACGAGTCCTTTGTCTCCTAGCCAGATTGCCCCAATCTCTTTGGCAATCATCTTTTCCCAATCTCCAACGTGGCATTCTGTTCCTGCCGTCATGTAAACAACTGATGCCATTTTAGCCAATGGCTTGAGGCATTCAACAGCCGCAAGTGCATGGTCAAAATTTAATGCCGCCACAACTTCCGTTGTTCCATGATGCCTTCCCTCAATGCAGTCGCCATTAATAAAAAGTGCAAATGGATCGTTTTTAAAGTGACCTTTGATCTTTTTGTTTTTGTCCTGCCAGCATTGCCATAGCCATTGCTGGTGAAGATTGTTTCCAAGGCTAACTTTATTGCCTGTGCTTGTGATATGATCATCAGGCCAAAGACCAACAGATGACCCACAATGGAGATCCGATACTACAACCGCACCAACAGGGGGTTTTGATTTAATCATTGGATTGTTTTTTTATATCCTGCGGAGGCTTATCAGAAACTAGATTCTTTAGTAATCGGGATGCATCACGCAAGGATATTTCCTCATCCTCCATCATTTGTGCAAGCATCTGCATTAACTTAATCCGTTCGGTGAGATGGTGAAGGTAACTGATGAGATCCAATTGCTCATCCTTTAGATTTCTAGCATACCATCCTGCCCCTGCTGTCCAGAACTGCGTTTTGTGTTCTGCGCTTCCCTTAAAATACTTATCCAATCCAGCTACTGTTGCTTCTGACCAAATATCAAGAGCATCTTGTTCTGGAGTCATGTCACTTTTTTTTAGGTTTTTTACCTTTGGGTTTTTGAATTGACCCATAACCAACTCTAGCAGATCGGAGAATTGCATTTGGTTTTGCGGATGTGGTGGTTGCTTTCATATGCTGTCTACAAATCGTTTCCAAATTTGTTTGGGACGAATACAGCTTGCCACGTTGCATACATGGCAAGAATTTTCATGGCAAGTGTTTAATTCAGAAAAGCAATATGGGCAGTAGTTGTTTACATAGTAAACCCAACCCAAAAACATTTTTAGAATGTATTTCAATTTTTTAAAACACTAATCCCGATGTAACCAGCGGCATCAGAAGAAATATTGATATTTACATTCTGAACATTTGACCAAGTTGCTTCATTTGGAAGTTCAACAACAGATGAAAGGGCAGTAAACAAAGATTGAATGTCTGAACTATTAAGATCAGATTGAGTATATTCGGATTTGGCGGTTACAATGATGGGCATATTTTTATAGGTGTGAGTTGAGAGTATTGAGATAGTTTGTGTTTAAGGTCAATGCTTTTGTAGGGATAAAGAAACAGAAAAGAGTAAAGCAAACTCCCCCCTTATCCCCCCACCCTCAAGTGAGAAAGCCTGTCAGAAAAGAAAAGAAACTACTGCTCACCGATAATCTGCAAGCAGGGTGTTTCTCCTCGTTTCTTACGGGTATGGAGTTTTGGTTCTCCAAAGCCGAGTTCTTGGATCATGTGGTACGCATTCACACCCATCCTCACTTGCTATAACGGGCAAGCCCCGCCGAGTGGTGAAGCACTACAGCGGGGCTTTCGTTTGTTTGAGGAAAGTCTTTTTTGAATGCTTCACCATTCAGTTTTCCCAACTTATCAAAAATGATAATTCCGTCAACAACTTTTTTTAAAAACCGTCTGGATCAGGAGTGGAGCCACCATATCCCCATTCTTCTTCCATTGCCACTTCTTCCGTATCTCCCTTTGAATGGATCAAACGATTTTCAAAATCCCGAATCTCCAGAATGTCCAAGGATTCAGCTTCTTCTTCAAAGTTGAATTCAAGTCCTGCCCTTCGGAGCATTTGAACAGCATAGGTAAAAGAATCAGCCAAATCGGGTGATTTCTTCAACCGCTGTTTCATGTCGAGCTTTTTCTCAACAGAAACCTTTCTGCCTTTGTGGGAGTAAAGCCTAGAGCAAAGTTCGTTCACTACTTGAGAATGCCTTTCAACGTCTATGCCAACCAAAGAACGAGTTGACATTGCGGTATGGACAGCAAACCAATATTCCGTAACCAAACGATCATATGCCTCTTTGCAAGTGCGTTGGTCAAGGTTGCTGATCTTTCGTTCTGTTGGCATTCCCATAGATGAAATCGGGAACACAAACATTGCTTCTGGATTATACTTACTCCATTCAATGATGATTGCCCTCATCATTTTGCCGCCGTCACCAGATATATCCAATCCAAAGTCCCTTGGATGGACTCCATATTCAAGACAATCTCTAACTACTTGTATTGCAATACTTTCTTCAAACACCTCTCCTACTGAACTATTGTATTCTCTAGTTCCAAGGTAATAGCCAAGGCTTCTGCCAGTATCGTTTGGCCCAAAACGGCAAAATGTAGCCGCACATCTGTCTCCTCCTGCGGTAAATGCAGGGTCAAAGCCGCAAACAACCTTTGTTTTGCCACTCCAAACTGGCTCCCAATTGATGTCGCATCCTTGGATGAACTGTTTTGAGAAGATTGTGAGTTCTACAGAGGAATCAGGCCACCATCCATAGACATTTCGCCAGTATTCTAGGGCATTTTTGTTGCCATAGCATCGCTTTAGGGTAGCGGCTTCGCCTTGAATGGTCAAAAACCGATCAAATGGCGGGATTTCTGCATCAGGAACTTGGAAATTAGGGCTATCTTCACCAGATAGATGAAGAGCAACGCCTGTTCTGGTTGTCCATTTGTGTGTATAGCGGTTTACGGACTCCCATTCCAAAGGATGATCTGGCTGGCAAAGTTCAGTATGGGGGTTATTTGCTGTTGCCGCTGGGTTTGCCATGCCTCCAAAGATAAAGTCTGGATTTGCTCCAAGGTTTACACGGGTATCTAGGGCATAGAGATCCATTTCTGCCAACTCGTCCAAAAACAAGCGCATACGAGCATTTTTGCGCCCTCTTGTGTTCTCAACAGAGCGTTTTCCCTCACCTCCTTTGGGAAAAGCCAAGGCTTTGATGGCATTTGTGTAGTCTCTTTCTGAATCTTTTGTGTCAATAGACTCAAAAACAATCATCCTTCGATACTCTACAAGGTTGCCAATAGAAGCATCTTTTCCGTATTTAGCCTGTAGGTTACGCATGGCAATTCGGTAAAGGGTACAAACCTTACCCCACAATCGGTCTTCGGAAGCATCCAAAGAGGTAGATGCTACATATGTTGAAGTGAAATCAGGAGCGCAAAGCCAATCAATGATGATACAAGCCGCAACAGAAAAGGTTTTTCCGCTAGATGCACACCCTGCAATGCCCCAATCGTTCTCGTTGCAGAACAAATCTATAATGTCCAAGGCGTAATTGTTTGGGATTCCTTGAGAATGGAGCAAAACATCATTGCCATAAATCAACTGGAAGCAATTAACCATGTGTTGTGCAGGGTTAAGCAATCCGCATTCATCCAACTTAATCCCCATCTTGATTCGCTCACGCCTTCCAAACTCTCCACGAGTCAATCTATATGCAATTAACTCCCTGACAAATTGGTGCTGGTTTTTGAAGAAGGGGATTCCGTAATCCGTATCTTGTGGAACATCCAAACAAAGGTTTTTATAATTCATGCACAATTACTATTGACTTATTTTATAAATTAATACAAGCATTTGAACTGCATGAGACTCAAAGATAAAAACGGATCAATCCCCGGAGGACTCTGGTATCAATATAACGACGATCAAGGTAATACTTATCGTGTCAACGGAATGGATCTTCCTTTTGGTAAATCATTTTCAAGAAAGGTTTTTAGCGACATGATGGTAAACAATGTTTCCGTTCCTGATAATTTAGATTACTTGATTGAACAACAAATCTGTAATAGGATTGGAAGCCAATATTGTTGGCAGGAAGCTGGAGACAAAGTTGCAAATGTAATTCATACCTTTGCAAATTTGGGAGATCGTGTAGCGGCAAGCCTTGGGGTTAAATCAAACCTTGAGAAAGCGGCAAAAGGATGCACCTCATGTCAAAAGCGCAGACAAGCAATGAACCAAGCACTCGGATAAAATGGCAAAAACCAAAAAAATTGTAAATCGTGAAGGTGTTTCCTCTTGGGGATTTAATACCATTAACTCCAATGGTGTTGCACCAACAAGCCGTGTCCAAACTGCCAATGATGCATTTACAATTTGCTGGAACTTGCGACTAGATAACGCTGGTCGTGAGCGCAAGTGGGGGCGTATTTACAAGTGCTATAAAGGGTTTCCCCCTACCGATTATAGCCAAGTAGCCTCTCGTCAGCTTTCGGGAATGAGCAATGTTCCATTCCGTCAAATGAAATTTATTGTTGATAACCAGAAGTCATCGTTTGTTGACATGGTTATGGAGCGTAATACTGCCGCAAACATTACTACAAAAATTGGCAATCCTACGGAAAAGAAGCAATGGAGTGACATTATCAGCGTTGGCTTTGATAAAATGCTTCGTTCATGGAATAGCTATAACTACAATGTGGAATTGGATGTGGAAGAAATGACCCTGTTTGGAAAGGGCTTTGAAATTGCAGAAGATAGGGACGGTTGGCCCACAAAAAGTTTTCATAACTCCAATGTGCTAATTCCAGATAAAACGTATGCTGATCTCACGAACTTGGGTGAGATTTGCATTAAACGTAGCTACACCCCCCTTGAGTTCTGGCTCAAGATTACTGGTGGGGAGGAAGATTCTGAAAAGGCACAAAAATATGCTACGGATATGGGGTGGAACTTTTGGGCTTGTGTTGATGCCCTTCGGATGTTCACCACAAACTATCGCAACACCTACACCAATACGGAGTGGTTGCGTGACGTATCTAGCGGCAACCTAAACCTATCCCGTCTTTATACTCTCCGTATTGAACTTTATGAACTGTATATCATGGAGTTCAATGGATCTATTTCCAAAATGCTCCTTCTCCAGAACTACGGAGGATTGATTCTTGGGTACAAAGAAAATGGTCGTAAGGATTTGACTGAAGAAGAATACAGGGATCAAACAGGATTCCTATACTATCGCAAAGATTGGGTAGAAAAGGATGGCGATGGATGGAATGACATCATTGCTCCTATGACCGATTCTGCTGGTAGCGGCATCTGGCATGAGATCCAAGGGCTTGCTGAATCTATCTTTATTCAATGCAGGGCTTATGACATCCACATGAACCGCTTTATGGATGCGGTTGATTGGAATACTCGCCTTATGTTTAAAGGTGGTACTGCTGAAGCAACCAAGAAACTTAAACAGATGGAATGGCAACCTTGGATGATTTTGCCGCAAGACGTTGAACCAATTCAAGTATCAATTAGTATTCCATTCCAAGAAATTCTTGCTGGTATTCAGTTTTATCAAGCTGACCTTTATCGTGGCATTGGTGCGTACAATATCGGCATGGCAAACAAGGGTGGAAAACAAAGGACAAAGGGCGAGGCAGAACTTGATGCCGCCGAATCTGCAAAGCTCCAAGGAACCCAAATCCGTAGGTTTAATGATAACCAGACACGCTGGTTGCGAATGCTCTATAAGAGGATGAGCAATACCACAAAGGGTGGTAATGGTTATAAGATGAAAGAACAATTTGTAGAGTTCATGGAACAGAATGGAGTTCCAAAAGAAGCATGGAAGTGGGAAAACATTGAAAACCTAGAAAGCAATATGCTTGCTGGTTCTGGAAGCCCATCTTACAAGCTGATGGCGGCTCAACAAACTGTTTCACTTACTGGCATGACTCCAGCAAATGAAGGTCAAGCAAACGCAATTGCTGATGCCATTGCCGCACTTAATGGTCGTCAAAACGTGAATCGTTATGTCCAGCAAAGCCAAGTTCAGATTCCCGATGAGCAAGGCATTATTTCAATGGAGAACATTGGAATGACTGATCCAAAAGGCAACCCTGCAAACTTCCGTGTGTATCCTGATCAGAACCATATTGAACACTTTAATGGTCATATCCAAGATGCAATGGTTTCGTTGCAGGAAGCGCAACAGGCAATGCAAGCCTCGCCAGTTGCACAAAACGCCATGAATAGCCAGCAAGCGCAATCGTCTGTTGATGATGAGGCGTTTAACCTATTGCGTGATATTTATGCTACACTCATGCGATTCAAAGGGCCGCATCTTGTTGCTCACCTTGGATTTATCGAAAGAGATCCAACCAAGAAAGAAATGGCAAAGCAGTATGCGCAACAGATGCAGATGCTTCAGCGTGGTGTGGACGAACTTGGTAGCCAAGTTGCACAAATGGCTCAAGCTAAACAGCAAGAGGGCAATCAGGGAATGCAAGATCCAAACACAATCAAGCTACAAGCAATGGTTGCTAAAGAAGCAATCCAAGCAGACAGCTTGAGGAAGAAAGAAGACATCAAACTGGCGGCATTGGCTAATAAGGCTCAACTGCGTGAGGCAACATCAATGGAAAGGGCTTCTACTGATCTTGCAACAAAGAGGGCAAAAGCCGCAAATGAGATCCAAATTCGTAGGGCAAAAGCCGCACAGGATGCACAGATTTTGCAAAACAAAAATAACCAAGAAATGCAAAGTCCAGTAGAAATGTCAGAACCAAGCAACCCGCAACCCGAACTATAACATGGCAGACAAAAACACGCTTAACCTAGCCGCCGCTATTATCAATGATCGTAGATATAGCGAACTTAAAACAGCAATTTACGAGGATCTTGTAAAAAACGATCACGCTACAGTTGTGGCAGTATTCAAAATGTTGCAAGATTATGCATTGGAAGCAGAAGATAATTCATTCCATGTTTCTGAAAAACCTAGAAAAATTATTGAGAAGATAACTACACATGATCTTGACCTTGATCCTGATCTTGATGATTCTCTGACCAATGAAGAGATTGCTCTTCGCAAGTAACCACAAACAACCACACAAATATGTCTGAAACCGCCGTTGCAGAAACCACGCAAATTAACGATCTTACTTCAGCTTCCGTAGCTGACAAAGCCGCAAGAGATGCCGCAATTAAACAGGCAGATAGCTTTTTTAAAGGTGACATTAAGGATGCACCAAAAGGAAACCCTTCAGACCTTTTTAAGAAGTTTGCTGAAAAACTAAATCAAGACTCCACACAATATCAGGAAAAGATTGATGAAGAAAAGCAAACCAAGCGTGATGCTGAAGAGAATAGACCAGAACCAGAAATTAAAGCCTCTTCTGTAGATGACGAGAAAAAGGGTGGATATATCAAATCCCTCAAGCAAACCAATGAGCAACTCTCAAAAGAAGCGGCTGAACTAAAGGCCCGTGTAGAAAAGATTCCAGATTACGAAAAAGAAATTGAGGATCTTCGTTCCAAGATTGACGATGGAGGAACAAAGAAGGAAATGGAGAAGTTACGCAAGGAGCTTGAACAGGCAGTACAAGAAAGGCAAGAAAGGGAAACCGCCCTCATGTCGGATCTTGAGAATCTTCGTCAAGCCAATGCTTTGCTGAATCTCCCTGCTGATCCAAACTTCAAAAGGGATTATGATGCGCCGATTCTTAATGGATACAATCAGGTTAAAATGATTGTTGGTGATGATCAGTTTTCCGTTACTGAATTTGAGAAAGCTATTGCCGCTTATGAGGTTTCCCTTCGTAGTGAAGACCCAAGCGAAAAATCAAGACAACGTGAAATTTCCAAAACAACCCTAAATGCCATTTATGAGAATCTTTCTCCAATGGAGCAAGCCAAGTTCCAAAACACGGCTTATGATGTTATGGCAAAAATTGAAGCAAGAAATTCTGCACTCAATGACTGGCAGAATACCAAAGCTAGGATTGATGAGGAAAACACTCGCAAAGCCCATGCTACAAGGTCGCAAGTAGGAAAGCGTTGGCAGGATGCATTCTCACAAGCTAAACAAATGCTTGATGAGGCAATTAAGTATCCAGAAGAAATTGCCAAGATTATTGCATCACAACAAATTGATGATGACACATCGGAAGATGAGATGATTGCTGAAGCGGCATTGCGTGAAAATAGCAATTATGCTCCAGAACAAATCACCCGTGTTCTTCAACAGGGAGCAAAGTTTAAGAAACAAAAGGCTTATACCTTTGCTCTTGAAAAACAAGTTTCTGAATTAAACGAAACCATACGCAAGATGCGTGGGTCTTCTACTGGAGATGGAACTATTGGTTCCTCTTCTGCTGGCAAAGCAACGGAAGTTGAAGAAAGAACTCCTGCGGCTTTGTTTGCTAAATTTAGAAATA